GTGGTGTTTGTGATAAGGTAAACAAAGCCTTCATACTCGTCTGGTATTGTGTCAATTGTTTCACCTCTATAAGTCCACTGCATGAATGTACTTATGGATTGCCTTTATTGTCTGCCTCTTTTTTGGTTTGGTGTTGATGCCTAATTTCTTTATTGCGTAAATCTGCAATATCTCTAATTTCTCTTACGCATTTTTGTACAGCATAATATTTTCGAACACTTTGTTGTCGCTCCCATGATTCGTTAGCCTTAAAATATTCTAAATATGCTTTTACAAGTTTGTCGTGTAAATCGTCCATGTCATTCTACTACGTCTATATCATTTGCATAGCTAGTAAATCCATTTTCCTTAACAACTTTAAGTACATGATTAACTCTACCAACTAATTCGTCCTTGTGACTAATCAAATAGATATTTTTGTCACGCTCTCTGCCCATTTTCTTAAGAACACTTAGCGCACCTTCAACACCAGCAGTGTCCATACCGCTGTCAATAAGTTCGTCAATGAACAAAAGATTAATACTTTGATATAATGATTCCCAAACGTCACGAAATGCAAAGCTCATACCTAGTATGAGTCTGTTGCGTTCGCCTCTACTCAAGTTATCAAAATCTAGATCTTGTCCTAGCTGTGTAATTTCAACTGCTAAATCATTTTGGAAAGTAACTTGATGCGGTAATCCCAGTTTATCAAGATAGTATGTAAGTCTATTATTAAGATATGCCAGGTTCTGATCAATAATCTTTTTACGAATAAAGCTATCTTTATTGGTCAGTAGCTTTAACAAGAATTCTTGATGTTCTTTGTATTCAGTAAGTTGATTAACATTGCCCCAATTAATTTCTTGTATGGCAGTTGTATTTAGATCTTCGATTTGTTCTGCATAAGGGTCAGTTTCTTCTTGTTTGTTCTCTAATGCTTTCTTCAAATTGTCTACATTACTTCTATGTTCGTATGCTTCTTTAGCAGTTTCGTAAAATGTATTAGGTTTACCGTTGATATTTCCAATTTCATCTAGTCCTTTTAGGACATCTTCTAGTTTAACAGCAACTTCAGACTGATAAGACATAGCATCAGTTAGTTCTTTTGCTTTTCTTGATTCAATTTCTGCTTTTTTGTCAGCATGCAATGCTTGTCCACATGTATAACAGGTAGCATCGTCAAGATTTGCGATATCTTTTTCAGCTTTTTCTACAGACTTGGTAGCACGTAACAATGCAGCTTCGAGTGTGCTTTTTTCTTTATTAAGAGCCGTAATAGCATTGTTCAATTCAGTCCAGTTCTGTAACTTTTCATGAGAAGTTAGTTCTAAATCGATATCTAATTGTTCAAGTTCCGCAATACCTTTTTCTAATTTTTCAAAATCTGTCTTTTGTTTTGCCTTCCAAGCACGTTGGCGTTGTGCTAGCTGCTCAATACTTGCCTGAATTTTACTATTAGCAGTTTCGATAGCATTTATTTTTAATGTTTCCTCTGTAATAGCGTCCTTTGTTTGTTTAACTTGATCTTTTAGAGTATCGGCTTTTTCTGTTAATAGTGTAATTCCTAATAACTGTTCAATGATAGCACGTTGATCATTAGACCTCATTGATAGAAATGGTTCTGAATACGTATTAAGAGCAACTACATGCTTAAACATGTCATGGCTCATACCTAACAAGTCATTAATGTCTTCTTGTGTCTTGCGACTGTCACCTTGTGACTCGTCTGTCAGTTCTTGTTCTTGATCGTTAATATAAAATTTAAGAATATTAGGAGATCTTCCACGTTCGATCCTAAAATCTTGACCGTTCTTTTCAAAATGCAATGTAACTAACATGCCTTTTGAGTTAGTTTTGTTGATTAGGTTGTTGCGTTTGATGTTTGTAAGTGCAGTACCGTATAATGCATATGAAAGTGCATTGATAATAGTAGTTTTACCGGTACCATTACGTGATCCGCTGTCGTCTCCGCCTTGATCTAAGTTCTCGCCTAACACAAGAGTAAGTTGTTCGTCGTTAAAGTTTACAGCTTGGGTTTGATTGCCCACACTCATAAAGTTTTTGACTGTTAAATCTTTGATCTTAATCATATTAGCTTTCTAGTCCGTTGTAAATGTCTAGTAACATTTTTTTATTAAAGTTTTCAGTATCTAATTCTGCAATTTCACCTGCAACGATCTGATCAACGCTTTCAAATTGCTGAATATCGAGATTAGTAGTAATCTCTTCTATTTGTTTTTGTGGTATAAGTGTAATTTCTCTACAATTATAGCTATTCATAAATGTTTCTTTAATGAAACTTGACTCTTCGTAACTAATTGGTAGATCTAGTTCAACACGTAGATACATTTTTGATTTAATAAACGTTTCAGCTTCGTCGATGAGCTTACTAAGTTTAATTGTGCGGTATTTTGGACAGTCCGGCCAATTAATGTATTCTGGTTCTTTACTATTTTCTCGATCAAGGATCATCATCCCACGCTCATCATCCCACGCATCGGCATAATTGTGCGGAAATGCATTACCAATGTAGTGAATAGCACCTTGCTTTTGACGCTTGTGGAAGTGTCCGCTGAATACGTAGTCTTGATGCTTAAAATGCTCAGGTTTTAAATCGCCATGATCGGGCATTTTAACTAATGCATTCATATAAAAGCTAGGAAGTTCGAAGTGACCAAACAAATACTTTGTTTTGATGTCTTTCATCTTTTTCCATTCATCGCCTACTAACCAAGGAACAAGTGCAACGTCATCTTCGATAAGAATTTCGTCTACAAATGTAATTCCGGGTATGTATTGAGCAAATGCTGTTGAGTTAACGTCACGTTTATCTTTATAATACAAATCATGATTGCCGTCAAAGAAGTAAAATTTCTCGAATGCCTTGCCTAGTTTTTCCATACTACGAATTGTTGCATCCATAGTTGTAAGATTAAGACTATTTCGGTTGTGATGCCAGTCACCGCAAAAGATTCCTGTTTCACAACCGTTAGCTTTAGCTGTTTCAATATACCAATCGATAAATTCTTCACAATCGTCATTATGAATGCGAGAATTGCCTTTTAGTCCGAAGTGAATGTCCGTAAACACGGCTGCTTTTTTAAACAAAGTGTATTCCTCTAATATACTTGTGTTTAAGTATACGCTAAAATTATACGCCTGTCAACCATTATTTTTTAGTAAATGAAGTTATGTTTGCTTCTTCGTTACGTTTTACACTTGCTTCCCATTCACCAGCATGTTGTCGTGTGTAGCTAGGATTTAAGTCATTCATTTCTAGTATGTCGTCTCGAATATTTTGATTACGTTTTTCTATATTGATAACACGAACAAAGCTATTAGTAACAGCAGCGGTATAATAAGCAAAGGGGTTATTGGATTTGGATTCATCAAATTGTAGTCCTATTTGCGCAAGCTGAACGATTGCTTGCCCCTTCATTTCGTCATTGTAAGTGTATCCTCGCACATTACCTCGAGTAGCATAACGCTCTACAAGTTTTAACCACATCATTGCTAGTTTATTAGTAGCTTGACCGTGTGTTTTACTAAAATGTCCATTCTCCATTCCGCCTTGCCAGTGTGATTTCCCTACACATACTAATTCACCGTCGTCGTTAAATTTATAATGTTGAAAAGGCGGAAAATTAAGTTTTGTTTTTGTGTCTGCTACTGTCTTTGGGTTCTTTTTACGACCTGGTTCTTCAGGAACATGGTCAAATGTCATAACACGAAAGATTAACTCTTCTTTTGTAATTTTTCGATAATCAACCTCGCATTCTGCTTGCTTGACTTTTTCTCCTGCCATACGTCTTGCTTCATAATCAGCTGTAGATAGGCGTTTGGCCTTATTTCTTTTTGCTTCTGCAATAGTTCTAATGTTAATTTTGTCAATAGATTCTAAAATAATATCATATTGGTTATAATTTGGATCAACATAGCTATTATATGTATTCTTAGATTTATGTATTTCTAATAAGATGTCTCTATTGTTTAGATAATTTCTTTTTCTCATGAGTTCTCCGGACTAATTTATATTTATTATAATATACTCTGATAATTTTGTCAACTAAATAGTGTATAGAATGGAAAAATAATATGTCGATATTCAGCGGTTTCAATCAACTCAACAACAGACTAAACAGTTCGTTTGGAAGAATACGCCAAACAACGCAGTCTATAAATTCATTTACTGCAAACATTGGAAGAGTTCAAAGTCAGTTTAATTCCTTTGTTGGCGGAAATAATGCTATTTCTAGAACAGTAGGCGAAGTTACCGATACAGTTAACAACGTTAGAGGATTGTTTGGCATGGGGCCGATAAATGCCGGAAGTGTTGGTTCTAGCATAAGAATGCAAGGCAATAGTTCGCAAGGTGTCGGTTGGGGAGCTGCTCCGCCATCAAGATCTACAGCTAGAGCTGTTATATCGGATAATTTTGTAGATATTGATGAGCAAGATTGGCGAGTTAGCCTTACTGTGCCTACAGATTTTTTACAAGAAGGTGGCGAAGTGCTAATGCCGCTAAAAGACACACAGCGTGTAATTTTTCCGTATACTCCAACTATAATATTTTCGCATACAGCAAGTTATGATCAAACAGCACCAACACATACTAACTATCCGTTGCTAGCATATCAAAATAGTCAAGTAGATCAAATGACAATTACTGGCGAATTTTATCAAGAAAATGAGTATGATGCAAAATATTGGATTGCATGTTTACACTTCTTTAGAAGTGTTACAAAAATGTACTACGGAAAAAGTAAGACATTAGGAAATCCTCCCCCGGTAATAAGACTAAACGGATACGGTCAACATGTGTTGAATAATATTCCAGTTGTTGTTACTAACTTTACAACAGATATGAATGCCGATGTTGATTATATTCCTTGCACTGTAAACGGCAAACTTAATTATGTTCCTACACAAGCTATTTTTACAGTTACAGTTCAGCCAAGTTATGCAAGAAGAAGTCATTCAAGATTTAGTCTTAATGATTATGTTGCAGGCAAACATAACGGCGGCGAAGAAGGGTTTGTATGATGAAAAGTAAAAATAAAAGTCCATACGGAGTGACTCCGGTAGTTAAAAATCAGTACCTTGATATTATGAAAGCAAGATCTATACCGGTAGCAGGCGACGATGTTTTGTATGAAATTACATCGTCATATACCTACAGACCCGATTTGCTTGCACATGATTTATATGGCGATAAAGATCTCTGGTGGGTGTTTGCACAACGAAACTTAGATACGTTAAAAGATCCTGTATTTGATTTTGTTGCAGGTACAAAAATTTATCTACCACAAGCAAACAACTTACGAAGAACATTAGGAATCTAAATGGCATTTAACTTAGGTAGTGTATCGTCAGAAATTAATAGGACTTTTAGTAGCATTTCTACAGTAAGTCAACAAGTTAGCGGAGTTACTAATAATATAAATTCTGTTGTAGCATCTGTTGGAAGAATATCTAGTATTGCAGGAAGTATTGATAATATTTCTGGTAGGGGCGCAGGTATTCTTAACGATGCTCTTGGCAGTGTTGGAGGAGCAGTTGATGCTATTGGCGGCGGCCTTTCTCAAGGTATTAATAATTTTGTTGGGGGACTGGGCGGCAACCTTGGAGCAAATATTAGCGACGCAATTGGAAATATAACCGGTGGTGCTGAAGAATTAAGTGGATTAATAGCAGATCCAATTAGAGTAGTTTCAAGAAGCCAGTCGGAGATTTTTAATGCTACGGGTGGAAAATTTGATCAGTTAAGACAAGAAGTTGAGAAACTAGCAGAGATATCTGAATTTAGCGACTTTATAAACTTATCATTACCTGCTCCGGGATCAAGTGCGTCTATAAACCCTGCATCAAATAGTGGTGACACGACTAATACTAATAGAATTCCTAATCCGCTACGAAATCATAATTCGTTTAATTATATTATTACTTTAGGAATACTAAGTGCTGAAGAATATAATAATCCATTAACTTATCGTGGAGGAGCAAGTGGTTCAGCAGGCGGCTTTGAATACTATATTGCAAAAAGTGCAGGCGGAAATTACGGAAAGCGTTGGAGAGTTGAAGATGAACGTGATGATGAAAATGCTGAGTACTTTATTGAAGACTTAGAATTTGACGCTGTTATTGCTCCTAATAGAAATACAAATGTTACTTTAGGAACAACTATAAGTTTCCGTATAATCGAACCATATAGTATGGGCAATTTTATTGAAGCTATTATCGGTGCTTCAAAAGCAGCAGGATTTTCAAATTATTTAGATGCACCATTTTGTTTAAAATTTGATTTTGTAGGATATGACGAATATGGTAAAGTAAGTAATCAGTATATCGCTGCTCCGATGTTTGTGCCCATGAAAATTAATAAAGTAGATTTTAATGTTTCTGGTAGCGGATCAACATACCAAGTAAATGCAGTTCCGATGAGCGAAGCAGGGTTAAGCGATAATATAAATCAAATAAAATCTGATATCAATGCTACTGGAACAACACTGTCAGAAGTGTTAGAAACAAGTGAAAGATCAGTAACACAATCAATGAATGAACGAATTGCTGCACTTGAAGAAACAGGTGCCCTAGCACCTTATGACAGATTTGTAGTTGCATTTCCTAAAAATAGAGATGATATTTTAAACTTTATAAACAGTGGCCAAGCAACGTCTGATCCGTTACAAACAACTGCTCAAGATGAAATACAAAGTCAACGAGGACTTCCTTCGGGTCCTGAAGGAAATACATATGCATATGACGGTCAGGTAAATTCTGAAAGTGTGATACCGGCTAGTCGAATGTACGAACAGATTAAATCTTTTGTCGAAAATGAAATCTTTCAAAATGAAATTGGCAAAAGTGTTATTGTAGAAGATACAACTGACGGATCTGATCAAAGTCAGGCTGCACAAGGTTCTACATACGACGAAGTAACACAAACTCCTGACCCAGCCGCAGCAGCAGCAAGACCAGGTGAAAATGCAAGAGAACATCAATTTGGGCAAGGTCAAACTATAACAAGTATTATCGAAACTATGTTAATGCGTTCTCAATATGGAAGAGACCGTGCTACTGAACAAGGTACAAATGGAGTGCGTAGATGGTTTAGAATAGATACAAACGTATTTTATGAACCAAATCCAGCTTCAGAAAATCAAATGGGAAGGCCTCCAAAAGTTTATGTTTACAGTGTAATTCCTTACGAATTAGACGAAGCAGTTACTTTAGGGCCAACTGAAAGAGCTCCTAACACAGAACAACTTATTAATATGGCTGCTAAAGAATACAATTACATTTATACAGGTAAAAATGAAGATGTATTAAATTTCGATATTAGCTTTAATAATGCGTTTACATCGGTTGCATTTGCAAACTTCGGAATGAATAGTGGTAGTTCAGCCAGTGGACTTGACAGTAGATCCCATTCAGGTCCAGACGACGGCATGCGAGGAGCACAACCAAGGACAGAGTCAGATGGCGGCGAACAAAATGAGCCAACAGGTGGAGTAAATGAAGAATCTCAATCAGGTGTACCACCTGTTGCAACTAGAAATAGAGATATTGCATCTCAAGTTGCAGAAATGTATCATAATAGAATAGTTAATTTGCCACTTGATATGGTAACTGCTGAAATAGAAATATTAGGAGATCCGTTCTTTATTCCTCAAGAAATGGGAAATTATGTAGCTCCTAGGGGCGACAATCCTAATGCAAGTCAAGACGGCACAATGACTTATCAAAGAGCACAAGTGTTTATTGTTATTAATTTTAGAACTCCTTTTGATTACCAAATTAAAGGTTCAACAATGGAAATGCCAAGGCGTGTACCTCAGTTTAGTGGATTGTTTAGCGTATGGGCTGTAACAAATAATTTTAGTGGCGGCAAATTTACACAAACTTTAAAAGTTATTAGACGTAGAGGACAAGACGATGAACCTACTACAGATAATGCTGGTGTAACTAGATTAAGCGATGAATCGGCAATTAATGACCAATCTACTGAAAGAGCACAGTACCAGTCACAGACAGGTAACTTACCTAATGTAGGATATTGCGCAGGACAAGTTGATCCTAGATTAGCTGCTGCCGCAGCACAAGTTACTGCACAAAATACTACTAGTGCAGCAGACGTAGTAGCACCATTTAATGGTACGGGAATTTCATCACAGCCGGTAGTGCCTATAGGAAGAGTAAGTAGTGCTAGGCCTGTAGGTTCTTTACCTAACATAAGGCCAGGAGACGAAACTAATGCACTTGATGCAATTGCAGCTGACAGAGTAACTTACGGAATACAACAGTCTGTAAACGGAGCAGTTGATCAAGCAACATCTGTATTATCAAATGTTGGCTTTGGCCCAGGACAAATTGACCCAGGTCTAGCTAGAGCTACATCACAAAATTTTGCACAATCATTATCGCCAGCGTTATCAACAGTGCAAAATATTCCGCAAGAACTACAAACACAATTTACTAATGCAGCAAGTGATGTTAGAAATATTGCAAATGCAATACCATCAGCAGCAGCAAATATACCTAATATATCTGATATATCAGGAAGAATCCAGACTCAAGTAGCAGGAAATATAGATGCTGTAAATAGAATAACAAGTAGGGCAACTAACTTTTTTAGTTAAGGAATAGAAATGTCTAATGAAGCGTATGATGCAAATGATGAAGATCAGTTAGATGCTGGTGCAGAACCTTCTTCTGCTCCGTCTCCCGGACAAGGCAGAGAAGACCCAACAGTTGACGAACATGGTGTTACATCATACTTTAGCACACGAAAAATGCGTAATGATGTATTAGACGGTTTGTATGATAGCGGACCTTCATACAGATTACTTAAAAGAAGTCGAGTAGGTGATTATTGGATAGTTACACCTTTTGACTTTACAAGACTTACTGATTATAATGCTTTAATGATGTCTCTTTCGGAACCGGTTCGTGTCCCTCCAGGATCACGATCTTATCAAACTACTAGTGTAAATGTCGCTGGTCAAATAATACGAAATGTTCCAGTTTATAGATACGATGATACTGTAGAAGATGTAACTCAACCAGAACCTGAAGAACCACCAATTCTTCCAGCGCCTACAAGTACAGTAACTCCACCGCCGGCTACTACTCCAAACCCTCATCCTACTAGAGAAGAAGTAACGAGCGAAAATAATGCAACAGTTAATCCAGTAACAGAAGTTACTGAAGTACCGTCATCGCCGGTTAACGTACCTGCACCAGAATCAGTTGTCCCTCCTGATTCCCTTGATCCTAGAGGAACAGCTCAAATACCAGGAACTGCTGGTGCAAGCTCGCCGCCGGCACCAGTAACTGGTCCTGCACCTGTTACAGCTGACTGTAACACAAGCTCTACTTCAGCACCCGGAACATCAATTGATAATACAGACGATGCTCGAGCAGGTAGAACTAATGCAGGCGGAGATCAAGCAAGTACTACACCGTCAACTTCGCCACAATCTACTACACCGTCAACTAGTGCTAGTAGTAGTGTTTCTAGTGGTACAGGCGCAATAGTGTCTAATGGTCCAGTTTATCAGTATCGGGCTATAACACAATTTGCAGATAGATACGACTTTAAGACAGGCAAAAAGATTAGAGAATAAGAATGTCAACAGGAAATTATACTAGAACACCAGCCAGTAATACGTCAAGAAGAAATGACATTGGCCCATACGAAGCAATTGTAGTTAACAACATGGATGTTCGATATATGGGCAGTCTTGAAGTTGAACTTTTAAAGTATACTAGTGCCGGCGGAACACCTGAAAGAAGTGGTCAGCTAATACAGGTTAGATATCTAAGTCCTTTTTACGGAGTCACTCCTAGCAAGGGATTAACAGCAAATGACGGATATCAACATACACAAAAAAGTTACGGATTTTGGGGAGTACCTCCGGATGTAGGAACAAAAGTTCTAGTTATTTTTGCTGAAGGAAATCTAAACTTTGGATACTGGATCGGATGTATCCCTGCAGACTATATGAATTTTATGGTTCCAGACGGCCGAGCATCAACAGAAAAAACTACAGATGCTACACCAGATGATTTAAAAGGTAAAAAGCTACCAGTTGGCGAATATAATAAATTAGTCGAAGACGGAAGTCTAGTAGATCCGACATTATTTAATAAACCTTATAATAAAGACTTTACAGAAAGTTTAGAAATACAAGGATTGTTAGACGACGAAGTTAGAGGAACAACTACTACTAGTGCAAGAAGAGAAATACCGTCTATGGTATTTGGATTAAGCACTCCGGGACCGAGAGATAAAAGAGACGGCGCTCCGACTCATGAAATAGGCCCGGCAAATTTAAAAGCCAATGTACCTTATAATCGACTAGGCGGTTCTAGCTTTGTAATGGACGACGGTGACGAACGCTATGTACGTGCTTCACATGCAGAATCCGGACCCCCGATCTATAAAAATGTTCTCGGCGGCGAAACTGACGGTGATCCTACTATTCCTCAAAATGAATTAACAAGATGGCGTACAAGAACAGGCCATCAAATTCTAATGCATAATTCAGAAGACTTGATTTATATAGGCAATGCTAGAGGTACCACTTGGATTGAAATGACCAGTGATGGAAAAATTGATATTCATGCACAAGATAGTGTAAGTATTATGACTGTTAATGATTTAAACATTACAGCAGAACGTGACATTAATATGGAAGCAGGTCGAAATATTAATATGAAAGCAACTGCAAGATACAGTGATGGTGCGCCAAACGATAATAAAGGCAATGATAGCGGAAGAATACATTTTGAAGCACAGTATGACTACCGATTAAGAGTTGGTAGGAATCAAAAAATTACCGTTATAAAAAATTCTGATCAAAGAGTTGGTGAAATACAAAAAAATACTACTGGCAAAACTCATCACATAAAAAGTGGTAGAGATAACAGATTAACAGCAGGCGGCTACACACATATTAAAAGTGGCAAAGAGCATCGAGAAACAGCAACTTATATTCATATGAATGGCCCAGGAGCTGCATCTGCAAATCCGGCACAAACTGTAGATCCCTTACCAACAATTACATTGCCGTATACTTTTCCGGGAATTAAGACTCCTGTGCCATACGAAAGTATTTTAACAAGATCACCGCAGCACGAGCCGTGGACACATCATGAAAATATGGATCCTTTGTCGTTTAAAAGAGACGAAACTGACAGAGAATCACCAGGCGGGTTACGTTCAGCTGATAGAATTGTTACACCAGATACCTTTAACAAAAATCTCGGCGGACGAAGATCGAGTGGATATGTAACAGGCTCAGGCGGAAGCGTTAGTAGTGGTGTTACAGCATCTGCTGGCGGCGCAGCGTCAGGTACTGGACAAGTTCCGCAACGAAATTACAGTAGCGATTTTGAATACAGCGACGAATTAGGCAGTCTAAGTGCAAGATACGAATCTCGAGGAGAACCTACAGTAATTGGTTGGGATAGCACCGGCGGGCATAGTTACGGAACTTATCAAATTGCTGCAAGTACAGGAGCGTTTGATGATTATATGAACTTTTTAAGTCAAACACATCCGGAAACGCATGCATTATTGCAACAAGCCGGCGGTGCCCAAGCAGCACGAGCAGGAACAGATGCATTTTATCAAACCTGGAGAACAGTCATGTCTGATCCTCATCACGCCGAAACTCAACACGATTTTGGTGTACAAAAATACTTTGTACCGGCAGCTGACAGAGTTACTAGAAGTACCGGAATCGATGTACGTACACGATCTAAAACAGTACAAGATGTTCTTTGGTCAACTGCTATACAACACGGCGGCGGTGGCGCCAATCGAATTTTTCAACGTGCATTAGAACGTACAGGAACAGATAATCCTACAGATCAAGCACTTATAAATGCAGTATATGCAGAAAGAGGCGCTGATAACGGCAATAGGTATTTTGGTAGAAGTACAGCTAGAGTTAGACAAAGTGTTGTAAATAGATTTAATAATGAACGTTCGGATGCACTAACAAGCTTAGAGCAAGAACTTGCTACAGCATCAGTACCAACATCAACGCCAACTAGTGTAAGTCCTGATTTATCGCCCGACTTAGATGACCCTAGAACTGCATAGGTAAATACAATATGAGTGATTTAGAAAAAAATCTATATAAGCGTGTAACTGTTAAGCCTTCTTCTAGACAAGAAAAGATTGGCAGAGCTTATAGAGGATTTAGTACCGTATCTACAGAAGCAAAGAATTTTTCTTTATACGATTTTGAATTAATTAAGCAAGATTTAATTAATCATTTTCACATACGTCAAGGCGAAAAAGTATCTGATCCAGAATTTGGTACAATTATTTGGGATCTTTTATACGAACCATTTACTCCAGACGTTAAAGATGCTATTGTAGATAATGTTACAGAAATTATTAACTTTGATCCACGTCTGAGCGTTAATTCAATAACCGTAGATGCTTATGAGCAAGGTATAAGTGTTGAGTGTTCTGTAACATTCCTTCCTTATGACATATCTGAGTCTTTACGTTTCCAATTTGACCAAAAAAATGGCTTACTATAATTAAGTACGCACTTTTTATAATCAGATAAATATCATAGTAAACAAGGAAAAAAAATATGTCTGCAACAGATAGACAGTCTAGACTTTTAGTAGCTGAAGATTGGAAAAAAATATATCAAAGCTTTAGGAATGCAGATTTCCAAAGCTATGATTTTGATAACTTAAGACGCACAATGATAAATTATCTGCGTCAAAATTATCCAGAAGATTTTAACGATTATATTGAATCAAGTGAATATCTTGCACTAATTGATATGATTGCTTTCCTTGGGCAAAACTTATCATTCCGTGTTGACTTAAATGCACGTGAGAACTTCCTTGAAACAGCAGAACGTAGAGAAAGTATTCTCCGTCTTGCTCGCATGCTTGCATATAATCCACGCAGAAATCAAACAGCTAATGGATTATTAAAAGTAGAAACTATAAAAACAACTGAAAATATTGTAGATAGTTCTGGACTAAATTTATCTAACATTATTGTTAAATGGAATGATCCGTCTAATTCAAATTATTTTGAACAATTTTTAAAAGTGTTTAATTCTGCACTTCCAGTAGCAAATAGTATAGGAAATCCGTTAAAGCAATCAACAATTGCAGACGTTACTACACAAAAATATAGATTTAATGCCACAAATACCGATAGTGCAATATTTCCTTTTACTAAAAAGATTGAAGGTGTAACATCTAGATTTGAAGTAGTAAGTTGCGACATCGAAGGCGAAGATATTATTGAAGAACCGCCCTTGCCAGGTACAAGTCCAGCATTTTTATTTAGAGATGATGGACAAGGATCCGGAAGTTCAAATACAGGATTCTTTATGCATTTCCGTCAAGGTAAATTAGATAACGGATCTTTTAACATATCTAATCCTACTTCTAATCAATCTGTTGCAATTGATGCTGTTGATATTAATGATACCGATGTTTGGTTATATAGTGTTGATTCGAACGGATTTGAAACTGATGCATGGACAAAAATTGCTAGTACCGAAGGAAATAATATCATTTACAACAGTTTATTAAAAGGCATTCGAAATGTGTATAGTGTTGTAACTCGTATTGGCGATAGAATAAATCTAGTATTCAGTGATGGAGTATTTGGTAATTTACCTTCAGGACCGTTTAAAGTTTACTATAGAACTAGTGCTAATGCAAGAAGTGTTATAAGTCCTAATTCTTTTGGCACAGTAACAATTAATGTTCCATATCAGTCACGTAGTGGCACTCAAGAAACTCTTACTATCGGATTACGTTTAAAATATACAGTAAGTAACGCTACAACATCTGAAACAAACAACGAAATTAAGCAAAATGCACCAGCAACGTATTATACACAAAATAGATTAATTACTGGTGAAGATTATAATATTGGTCCTCTTGCAATAAGTCAAGAAGTTATAAAGGCAAAGGCAACTAATAGAATTAGCAGCGGTATTAGTAGATATTTTGATTTAAAAGACGCAAGTGGAAAATACTCTAATACTAGTATTTTTGCTGATGATGGAATAATTTATAAAGAAGAATATACCGAAAAAACTAACTTTTTATTCAATACACAAAGTGATATTGAAGGTGTTCTATATAATGTAGTTGAACCAATTTTAAGTAGTACTAATATGAAGAATTTTTATTACGAAAAATTCCCAAGAACAATTGTTTCGGATCTTAATACAGCATGGATACAGACAACATCAAATACTAACATTACTACAGGGTACTTTATTGACACAGATCAGTCAGCATTCACTGTTGGAAGCTTTACTGCAAATAGTTTAAGATTTCTCGAAGCAGGTGCATTATGTAAATTTGAAGCACCTGAAGGTAAGCATTTTATGGCTGACAACAGTCTTATGGACGGAGCTGCTGATCATCCCGGAGCAAAGACTTATTTTTGGAGTAAGGTAATTAGTGTAACCGGTGACGGAACTGAAATTGACGAAACTGGCAACGGCGCAATAGTGTTTGCAGATAACATTCCGCAAGGTGCATTGTTAAATGAAATTATTCCTGTATTTTCTCGTACACTTATTAATGATGTAAAAATAGAAATAATTGATCAAGCATTTGCTTATAAAGATTTTGCATTAAGATACGATGTTTCAGAAAGAAGATGGACATTAGTATTAAACGAAAATATAAACACTATTAATAATTTTGCTACAGGTAAAACTGGTGATATTAGTGGACAAAATTTAGATACTAGTTGGTTATTATATTTTAAAACTGATGGCGAAAAATATACAATAACATACCGTAATTTAAGATACATATTTGAAAGTAATTCAGAAGTTAGATTTTTCTTCGATAATGCAGACAGAGTTTATGATCCTAAGACTGGAAAAGTTTATAGAGATAAAATTGATATTCTGTCTATTAATACTATTCCTAACGGGTTGACTCCGTTTACAAATGATTATACTTGGACAATTACTGACTCTTATAGAGATCAGGAAGGTTATGTTGATACAAAAAAAATTGAAGTTCAGTTTATTGATACTGATAATGACGGTATTATAGATAACCCTGAATTATTTAATGATATTACAGGAAATAATAATACAGAAATTACCGAACGTGATAAAATTATATTTCAAGAAAAGTATGTAACTTCAGACGGTGTAGAAGATTTTAGATATTTTTCTAATTCAGATGAAACTATAAAAATAGTACAAAAAGAATCAGAAATCTCTCCGTATAGTCAATGGGATAATCCAAATCAAGTATTTTACTTACTCGACGAAGGAGTGTTCCGTATACTTAATGCAAATAAAGGAAATACAACTCTTAACACTGACTATAAATCTTTCGTTGGGCGTAGTAATCTAAAATTCCATTATGTACATGTAGCAGATACAAATTATAGAATAGATCCGAGTGCAAGTAATTTAATTGATACTTATTTGTTAACAAGCACCTATCATCAAAGCATGCAGCAGTATGTTAAAGGTGCTTCAAATATTAAACCTTTAGCACCTAGTACAGATCAATTATATAGATCTTATAGTGGCAGCATTAATAAAATTAAAAGCATTAGTGACGAAATAATTTATCATCCTGTAAAATATAAATTATTATTTGGATCAAAAGCAAAAGAAAGTTTGCAAGTTTCGTTTAAGATTGTAAAAAATCCTAATTTAGTATTAAATGACAATGAGCTAAAAGCAGATATCATTGCAACTATAGACAAATTTTTTGATATTGAAAATTGGGATTTTGGAGAAACTTTCTATTTCCAAGAACTTAGTGCATTTGTTATGAACCAGTTAAGTCCTAAGCTTGTAAGCTTTTTAATAGTTCCGAGACAAGGAACACAGTCGTTTGGTAGCTTATTTGAAATAAAATCAGAACCTGATGAAATTTTTATGAGTGCTGCAACAGTAACAGACATCGATACAATAGATGAAATTACCGCAACAGTACTT